TGCAACTATGAAAACAACGCTGATCTAAATGCTGCAATCAATATTTCAAGGGCTTCTATCAACAAGCCTATTGTGGATAACCGCAAGGTTAAATCACAAACCCAGTCCCTTTAGGGGCTGGGTTTGTGATCTTTTATACCAAATAATTCTTTCAAAACCTCTTCCATTATAATTCTATTAACAATATCATCCATGGATCCAAATTGTTCCACAAATGCTTTGATAGCATCCGTGCCAACCAAAGCATAATCTTCTGGAGTTTCTTCTATGCCCATACCTTTACCTCATTATTTATCAATCAAAGACAATTATTGTATATCTTATTTCGGTCTAAACAAAGAATACATTGTTCAACTTTCTTTGCTTAGATCAATTATAGAAATAACGTATCTTGGCTTAAAAATCTACCTTTGTTGCCGTGATGATTTTATATATTTATTAGAGAACGAAGAAAGAATATGTTCTCAAACAAATCTAGAAGTTCAGAAAAGAAATTTTGCTTGTGTTAGAGAAATAACAAATAGTTTAGAATATCATCCGGTAGAGCAATTAATGAAAGAATCTGAAATAGATTGTGGCCCTATAATTTTAGAAAAAAAAGAAAAAAATTTAAACAAAACTGCAATTTTAACAAACGGATATTTTCCAACTAGATCTTTAACTTCAAAGCAAATAAAAAATATAATAAATTCAATATCAACAGAATATGAAATTAATCCTACAAATTCTAAAAATTGGCATCTATATTTTGATAGTGTTATTGGTGTAGAGAATGAACATTTATATAAAGCAGCCTCTTTAGGCCTAGACACGACTTTAATACCAACTGGAAATGGTGAGAATTTATTTATTAAAATGTTCCCAAATAATCAAATTAAACGTTTAAAAGAGTAAATAACTTTAACCAATCTTCTCAAATGGAGACAAAATGAGTGTATTTCAAGTAAGTTTAAATAATATAAGCCAAGGCACACTAGATTTAAATCCTTCTGTTTTAGTGCCTCTTAATGCTGAAATGGAGCCATCTATTCAAAGAACCGTGTATGTAACAGGTCCAAAAGGAATTTATAGAAAACTAAAAGATGGGGATACCTTTACCGATTGTAATTATTGGAAAAAATTTGCTTATCCTCAGGTTCCTCAAACCGATGCTTTTATCATAGTTCTTGAAGATGACGGATCGGTTTATAGTGATATTCCCGAAGAAAATAATTTTCCAAGAGTTTACACGCTTAATGTGAATGATGGAACAACCTATGATGATAATGTTGTAGATATTTTGGGCGATAATGGAGGAACTGCTCATTTTATTCAAATACACAATTTGTCTGGCGGTGGAAATATAAAAGTTAGACTAAATGGAACAGCAAATGCAATATTTGATTTAGAATCAGGAAATACTCAGATATTTAATTATGGAGATTTAAGCGTAACAAAACTTGAATTTCATAATGAATCAGGAGACAACTCAGTGATTCAAACAATAGTTTCCATAAGAAGCATTCCTAACAGTTAAATAGCCAAAAAATAATGATAAAATACTAACTATATTTAAAAGTAGAGGTGTTTTGTGGCTTCATTAATCAAACCAGGATCAGTAAAAGTTTTGACGAAAGATGGTGAAATACAAGTTTCACTAACTGTTGATATCAATGTTAATTTAAACACTGAAGGCTTGGTTTTGGAGTCAAGAATTAAAAAAAATGAGGATGTTGCTTCATTTGAAGAATCATCAATTAAAAAAGAAGAAAAAATTGAATGGGAAATTCCTGATTTTGAGGCTCCATCAGAAAAAATAGATTTCGGAAAGAAAGTTTAAAAGAAATAGCAGTGATACTATAAAAATAAAAGGAGAAAATATATGATTGGAGCAGATATAGGCACTTACAATATCGTTACATGCAATCGAACAAAAGATGGTAATTTTGAATACAAAAGAGAAGTAAATGCTTTTTTAGAAATTCCTCTTGATAACAGATTTGTATTTAATATGATGAAAAGTGCGGGTGTTCCTCTTATTGAAAGAGATAATGTTGCATATGCTTTAGGCGAGGCAGCCGTTAATATGGCATATACAATGAGTCAAATAGAACTTAAAAGACCAATGATTCATGGATGCGTAAACCCTAAAGAAAAAGATGCATTTCAAATCATGTCAATTATGATTCATAGTTTAATAAATGGAGTACAAAAAGATGGAGAAACTCTTTATTACTGTGTTCCAGCAAATGCAGTTAATCAAGAAACAGATGCGGACTACCATCAAAGAATTTTAGAAGCTATTTTTAAGGCATATAAATCAGAGACTGGTTATAGAGTTAATGCTCAACCAATAAATGAGGCACTAGCACTGGTGTATGCCGAGCTTGGCAAAAAAGCATTTACGGGTGTAGGAATCAGTTGCGGCGGGGGGATGATAAATGTTTGTTATGCTATGTATGGCAATCCTGTTTTTGCTTTTTCAATAGTAAATTCTGGAGACTGGATTGATCGTCAGGCCGCAAAGGCTACTGGTGAAACAGTTGCTTTTATAAACATTGAAAAAACAAAAATAGATTTAACAAAACCTGCTACATCTTTGGTAGAAAGAGCGATTCAAACACAATACAGATTAATGATTGAACATACAGTGAGTGGAATCAAAAAAGGATTTGCAGATGTTTCCAAAACCGTAAGAACAGATGCTCCAGTAGATATAGTCATTGCTGGTGGAACATCTTCTCCTAATGGTTTTAAAGAAATGTTTAAAGAAGTTATGGAACAAACTAAATTACCTATAAAAATAGGTGAAATAATTAAACCCGATGATCCTTTATATTCTGTAGCAAGAGGCTGCTTAATTGCTGCTGAGGCTGCTAAATAAAACGAAAAGAAAGAAAGAAAGAAAAATTAAATGAAAAAAAACCATAAAAGCGTAAGTGACCTTGGTGCTGCTGCCTATATTTTAATGCACAACTTTAAAGTTATAGGCAGACGTGGCAAAGACATTTATTTTCTTATAGATGATAAACACACAGTTGAACAATTTGATCAACTAAACCTTGATTATTTATCAAGTGAATTTCATAGATTTGATTCTTGCATAATGTCTTTAAAAAAAATAGGCGAATATAATTTTGAAACTAGAGGTCATAAATTTGTCACAGACCTTGGTGCTGCAGCTTATATTTTGATGCACAAGTACAAAGTAATAGGCAAAAAAAATAAATCTGTTTATTTTGAAGTGGAAGACGAACCAGGGGCAAAAGATAAATTTGATGATTTAGCGTTAGAGTATATTTCCAGTGATTTTCATAGATTTGATTCTTGTTTAATGTCTTTAAAAAAAATTGGCGAATATATAAGTGATCAATAGGAGGATTATGTTAAAAAGTTTTAGAGAACAAAATGTTGATGTTTCAAAGCAAATATCTGATGAAATAGACAGAGTAGTTGATGACTGGGTCAGACAGTTGTTGACTAAAATGGTTGCTACTCCGATGGACCCTTCTGCGAAAAGAAGTTTATGGGATAGATTTAAAGGAACATTGGCCAATGTGTGGTATGGAGGCAAATACAACCCCCAAAATCCCTATTACTGGAAACACAGATTTGGAGACGAATTAGGAGCCACAACAGAAAACTTCGATCCTTCTGTATTTTCACTTAAAGAGTACCACGAACTAAAAACCGCAGTTGATAAATTCGAGAGTTTTATTAATGAACAAGAACTGCCGGCAGGCGCAGAAAAATTAAGGCTTGTTAGAACTATAAGAGACGAAGCAGATAGACTTAAAAAAACATTAAAGGACATTTTTGCTAAAAGTTGTAGTCAGCCTACAGCAACTGTAGGTTCGGAATCGGAGGCTGAGGCTGAAGTTGAATTAAAGCAAGCACAGCCTCAGGCACAATCGCAACCTCAACAGTCTGCAACTGCCCCAAAAAGAGGAAGAGGAAGGCCAAGAAAAATACCAGTAAGTGTGCCAACAGAAGATGATATGCCTCCTCCACCAAATCAAGAAGAAGACAAGAACAAATATGAGGTTGGAAGTGAGGAGCGTTACAAAAAAATGCTTCCCAAAGAAGAAAATCAAGAAAAATCTCTAGAAGATCTAAAGAATGAAGAACAAACAGTTGATTTAATATTAAACCCTGGTTTTTTAGTTAATCATTTTTATGATAGTGACAACGATGCGAATGTAGCCTCTGCTGCAGAGCATGAGATAAGCGTATTAAATAAACTTAAAAGAGATGCTGAAAAAAGAAACGAATCTCAAGAAATACTAGACAAAATTGATAGTGCTATAAAAAGAATGGAAGAATTTAAACTATGAATTGGTTTGAGCATTTAAATAATTCTTATCAAATTAAAAAATCATTATTTAATTTGATGCCCGAAAGATACCATGCAAACGAGCAAATTATTGAACGACTAGGATCTTTATTAGTATTAGAAAGTGATATAAAGGCTTTTTTCAAACTGATAGGCGATGCTTATGAATTAGGTTATTTAAAATCTGTAAATGATCATAGAGAGCAACTTGAGAAGATAGGTTTAATAGCAAGAGTTCGCCCTCAAGATTCAAAAGATGGTTGATCTTGCGACGGCAATCCTTTAATTATCCATCCTCCTAGTTTAGGAGAAACTTCATTTATTTTCCACCATCTTTTATCTCCATTTCTTGGATACAAAATACTGCCTTGTTCAAAATAAACATCTGACCACATTTCTATCAACATATCGCCTTGTGAAATAATTACTGCTTCAAACGAAGTTGGCTTTTCATACTCCAATTTTTTAAAAATTTCCCCATATAAATTATCTTTTTTTTCTTTAATATTAGCGGGCAGACAATAAATAAAAGTTTTTTTAATATCATTTTTTGTATTAATTGATTTTTCAACTTTTGATACAGGTTCTATTGGTTCTGGCGTAACTTCGGGTTTTTTTTCTTCTTTCGAATCTGTTAATTCACTTAAAAATATTTCTGTTTGAGTTTTTGGTTCCAAAGATAAATCAGATTCTAAAGGTAATACTACGGTACCATCTTCCCTATATTCTGGTTTCCATTTCATATTATGAACAACAAATTTTGACCAAATTTGCTGTTCTTTCATTATTGGATTAGGGGCAGAAAGTTTATAAATTGATCCATCTTTATTGTATAAAGTCATACTATATATAATAGAAAAATAAAGGAAATTATATGGCAATAGTAGTTCCAAATTCATCAGATCAATTAATGCTTAGTTTTATTTTAAATAAAGCGACGACTAGTGGTGCCGCCCCTACATCTCCTGCTGGAGACAGGAAACTAAAGTTATTTTCAAATAATTTAGTTCCCACAAAAACTACAGTTTTAGGAGATTTAACAGAAGTAACCACAGCGGGTTATTCTGATATTACCCTTACAGGGTCGAATTGGACCATATCAAATATAGATGGTGATAATGTTGCTCAATATCCCATACAAACATTTAATATAACTAGTTCTGTTAATGTTTATGGTTATTATATAACAAATTATACAGGAACTGATTTAATCTGGGTAGAAAGATTTGCAACAGCACCGTTTGAGTTGCCTCCTGGAGGAGGAGTTATAACTGTTACCCTAAAAATAACATTGAATTAAGGAGAATAAATGGGATTATTAAATAAAGATGGAACACCGTATAGGCCTCTTGGATCTATTCAACAATTTGATCCTAACAATCCCATGTTTGATTTATTTAATCTTTGGGACCAGGAGGCCATTCAAAGAGGCGGATCTCCAATTTACTATTATGAGGTTATTATTCGTCCCGAGATGATTGATCCCATATACCTAGAAGCAAGAAATAAACTTTTTTCAAATAATCCAATTCAACTATGGTGTGTATACGAACCAATTTCATCTCAAAATGTTTTAAATCAATTTGGAATAGACGCTCCTGATGAAATGACTTTTGAATTAAACTACAGATCTGTTCTTAAAAATTTAGGACATCCTCCCAAAATTGGTTCTAGACTTTTCACTCCTCACTTACAAGAAAACTGGGTAGTGGTGCAAAGAAATTTAAGTGAATTTAAAATGTGGGGAATTTTAAGAATAGAATTAGTTTGTCAGAGATTTCAAGAAGATGTTGTTACTGGGGATGGAAAAGTTACTCAAAAACAACCAGATGTCAAAATTAAAATTGTTTAATATTTTCAATAATAAATTCTTTTGTGGGCGGCTTTTTAATGGGGTTTTTTGATTCAATTAATAGTAAAGGTAATTTAGGTTTTTTAAAAGAATATATCATAGGATTTGCCACAAAAACATATCCTCTTTCTTTTCTTATTTTTATATCTTTAAAAAATCCCATACATTAATCTAGTAAAAACTGCATTGAAAACTATAAATATATATGGTGAAAAATGACTAGCACAAATAATCCAAATCATCAACAAAAAAGTTATGTAGAATGCAACCCAAAAGGACCTTTGGGCAACGTAAACTTAGATCAAGCTCCTCCTTATTGTTCTACAAACAATGAAGAAAATCTTAGAGCACCAAATGATGAAACATTAAATTGGTTAAAAGACCAGACAATGAAAAAAACTGGGTTTGGGTCCAGAGTAGATTGCGATCCGGCTCAAAGAGGTTACATAGTTAATGATCTAGAAAATGTAGATAGAAGTATTGTTTATAGATATTCTAAATCTATAAGAGGTACCGATGAAGCAATATTGGATGTGTTTAGGAATGTTATAGTAATAGATGAGGACGGAAAGGCTTGGCCTATACCGGTAATATTAGGAACACCAGAAAAAGCTGTTGCCGCAATAGTGCAAGACAATGTTAGAAAAGATGAAACTTTAGTTGTTGATAGAATTAAATTACCTATAATAGCTATTACTCAAAATAGTATTGATTATGACTTAGAAAGATATTCCTACCATAAAGCTGTTAATTATTTTTCTAGATCTGACGACGGGAAACCAGGTTTTGCTATTAAAGAAAAATACACAAGAGATACGGTTTTTGGCTTTGCTAAGGGAATTCCTGTAAATATAGGTTATACAATTACTGCTTGGACCATGTACCAGGAAGACATGAACCAAATTATAGAACAAATTTTAACAAAATTTAGTCAAGTTGCATATATAAGAGTAACAGGTATACCTTGGGAAATAATTGTTACTATAGATAGTATTGCCAACAATGTTGATCAAGAGCCTGGAGACAGTGCTATTAAGGTGATAAAATATGAATTTAGTATTACAGCTAAATCATATATATGTCAGCCAATAACGCGCCAAAAGGCTGTGTTAAAGGCAAGAATAGACTTTGTGGATGGACTCTCAGAGGAGACTATAACTGAGGTTTTGGCGAGTATAGAAGAATCCGTTAAGGAGTTAGAATGTTAGAAATTACAAATAGAAACAAATTTCCAGTTCAGTTAATTATAAAATCACGAAGAGCACCAAGATCTTTTACTACTTTAAACATCCCCGGTATGGGATGTGGAAAAAATATTTATTTTTTAGAAGAAGAAAGATCAACAGAATACATAGATAGAGCAGAGAAAAGTGGATTGATTTCCATAAAAAACACCAACAAAGTATTAAAGGGAGAATAAGACTATGGCGATTTTAAAAGGGTTTCCACCTTCCAACACAATTAGTCCAAGCATCAGAATCACTGAGAAAGATTTAAGTTTTGTAGCAACAACACCAAATTTACACCGTGCTGGTTTAATTGGATTTGCTTCAAAGGGTCCAATAAATCTTCCAATTTTGATTTCAACATCAAGACAACTTGCCACAGTATTTGGTAATCCTCATCCTGAAAGTGGCGATCCGTACTTGGTTTATGCTGCTCAGCAATATCTTTTAGTAGCCAATGAATTATATGTAGTCAGAGTTGGCGATGAAGATCCAGTAAGCGACGAACAAGCAACAACCGCAACCGTTGACGTTCCTGCTGCCGGAACAGTTGTAAATATGGAGTCAGCAACAGTTGGACCATACTTATTCGATCCCAATCCGTACCCTGATCCTACTATCACTGTTGATGCTTATTTCTTAAGATATAAATTAAATGGTGTTTTACAATCAAAAACTTTACTAGTAACTTCAAATAATGATGCAAAAGATGTTGCAGAAGTAGTAGATGAACTAAATTCACAAATAGATCCAATTCTAGATGGCGTTGAGTTCTATCTCACTGATCCAACTGATGACAACAGTCCGATAGGTTTTAGAACAACTTGGGCTTATGGTCCCTCTTCTTCTTTGGAATTAGTTTCTGTTCAAAATTCCATGGTAGGAGATGTTTCTAGCATATTAGGATTAGGAACAGGAATGACCGCGGCAGAAGTAACTGGTACTACTACTTACTATGAAGGAACAAGCACTCCAGGCGAGTATGTTTTCCCTGGAAGCTCTGATTGGACCCTGGAACTAGTATTAGACGGCACAGATAACGTTACAATAGACGGGGTAGTGCAGGTAATAGATCTTAATACTGTTTTAGATTTAGGCAGCACCCCTGTAACTAGCATAGGAGATATAGTAGATGCTATAAATGAAACAAGATTTGAAGAAGGTGGAGATCTTCCTGGTGGATGGGAAGCTTTTGCTTCTGGAAATTCTTTAGGCTTTAGAACTCTTCACAATGGTGCTGATGCTAGATTTAGAGTAAAATCAACAAGTACTGCTGCTGTAGCATTCGGTTTATCAACACTAACTAATTCTGGTGACACTCCTGAAGGAGCATCAGAAGATGCTATAAGCACTGCTTCCTACGGACTAGTAACCGGAGCAGACAATGTCACTAACTCTATTTCCTTCACAGTAACAGCAGATTCTGCTGGTATAGATGGAAATCAAACTCAGGTTAGGATCACAAATAATATTCGTGAAAACAACTTTGTTCTTGAGGTTTATAATAATGGAACTCAAGTAGAAAGTTGGGGCCCACTTACAAAGAATGATCAAAGTTCTTATTATGTAGAAACTTATCTATCACTAGTTTCGGACTATGTAAGAGCTGTTGACAATATGGACGAACCTGCCGGACCTGCCGATGGAACATATACTTTATCCGGCGGATCCGATGGCATTCCATCAGATCCTGACAAACAAGATGAACTTTTAATTGGTAGTCCAGTTGGATCGACAGGACTTTATGTTCTCAGTGAACCAGAACAAGTCGATATTGATTTGATTGCTGTTCCTGGTCACTCCAGCACATCCGTAGTGATGGCAATGCTAGATTTTTGCCAAAACTATAGAATGGATTGCTTGGCTATAGTAGATCCTCCATTTGGGCTAACAGTAAAAGAAATCATCGATTGGCAAAATGGATCACATCCATTAAATCTAACAAGATTTGATTCTGACTTTGGTGCTTTGTATTGGCCTTGGGTTAAGATCCGAGACAACTTTAATCGTGTGGATGTTTGGGTTCCACCATCTGGTTCTATTTTGGCAGTTATTGCAAGAAGTGATAACTTGTCAAATCCATGGTTTGCACCAGCAGGTCTAAATCGTGGAATTGTTCCAGGAATAACCGATGTTTATGATCGTCCAACTCTTGCTGAAAGAGACTTAATGTATGGCAATCGCAATTGTGTCAATCCAATTGTTCAGTTTGTAGATGTAGAAGGTTTCTTGGTATGGGGTCAAAAAACATTACAACGTAGGCCAACAGCTCTGGACAGAGTAAACGTTCGTAGATTAATGTTCTACTTAGAAAAAAGAATTAGATCTGCCGTAAGAGGTCTATTGTTCGATCCAAACGATGGAATCTTCCGCAAGCAATTTATATCAATTTGCGCTGGGATACTAGATGAGGTGGCACGGGGACGAGGTCTAAATGATTATTTTATCAAAGCAGACGAGGAATTAAATACACCTGATGTTATTGATAGAAATGAATTTAGAGCACAAATAGGTGTTCAGCCAACTCGTGCGGTTGAGTTTATGTTCATCGAATTCTCAATACACAGAACAGGAAGTTTCACAGAAAACGCTAATTCAACATTCTAACAAATAAAGAAAAGGAGAATATAAAATGCCTAATAATTTTGCACCTAAAACAAACTTGGATAACATGGGGATGGACGCTTTAGGTGGGGATGATATTGTTTTTAAAAGGAAGTTTAGGTGGACCCTTCAACTTAAAACAAATTGCAATAATGGAAATATACCACCTTACTTTGTAAAAGTAGCCTCTAGGCCAAATCTTACAATTGATGAAACTGAAATAAATTTCTTAAATAGTAAAATGTGGATTCCAGGCAAAGCAAGTTGGGAAACCATTACTGTTACTTTGTATGATTTAGCAGGATCGGGCGCCAGCCAAGGCAATGCTTCGCTTTACAGTTGGCTAGCAACTAACTATGACTTTGTTAATGCAACTTATAAACAATCTTCCAAGAAAGGTGCCGTTGGAGGTGGTGCCGGCGGTGGGTACGCTTGCACAGCTTATCTAGATTTGTTTGATGGATGTGGAAAAAACATAGAAAGTTGGCAGTTAGACAACGCATGGCCACAAGCAGTAAATTTTGGAGAGTTAGATTATTCATCTTCTGATGAAGTAAACATTGAACTAACACTTCGTTATAGTGAAGTTAAATATATAAGTCATTGTCCTTCTGGCCAGATCAACCCATGCTGTGCTGGTTGTTAATTTTATTGAATTAAAAAAAAATAAAATGCCTTGTACTCAATTTAGAGTGCAAGGCATTTTTTATAGGAGGCAAGATGGCAAGAAAAACAATGGGAATGGATTTTGGATTAGATGGTGAATCCACATGTTATAAAAAGAAAAATAGATGGCTTTTCATTATACCAAAAATAAGTGCTGATGAGTCTGTTGAGTGTTTGCCTCCTTTTAAAAGCTCTAGACCTCAATTTAGCTTTAAAGAGATTGAAGCACAACACATTACAGAAACAATTTATTTTCCTGGAAAACCAGAATGGAAGCCCATAAATTTATTTTTATATGATTTAAAAAAGAACAAAAATCCTATATTTGAATGGTTGAAAGAATTATATAATCCTGAAGAAGGCACTTATAAACCCTCTTGTGACGGTTGGAAAAAAGAAGGAACTTTAGAAATGTATGATGGATGTGGCAATGTTATAGAAAAATGGACATTTGAAAATATTTGGCCCCAACAAATAGAATTTGGTGAGTTGGACATGGGAACCAGCGACCTTGCAACTTGCGATTTAACATTAAGATATGATAGAGCATATATAGCAAATTAATCGTCTTTGTCTTCTAAAGATAATTCTTTTTTTAATAATGCTTGACATGCTATAATAGCATCTTCTAAATCTTTCGGTTTACATTTCATTACTCTACACGCTCCGCTTTTATTTAGTCTTCCCTTTTTTGTATAAACTTTACCATCGTTTAATAAGAAAGCATCAACAAGTTTGCCATATCCATGATCAATTAATTTTTGTATTAATTCTTGATTTTCCATTTGATCGAATATATCTTTTTTCATTATTTTAACCTCATATACAAATAATTATATATACTACTTTTAAAATATCAAGGATCCACAACTATATTATGTTTTTTATATATTCCCTTTTTACTACCTATATTCTGCTTTTCCAGCTGAATTTGAACATAATCAAGATATCTTTTTTTAAGTTCATTGTAGTTTCTGGCGGTTCTATACATTTGCCTAAAATGATTTAATATACAAGTAGTCATGTAATTAAAAGCTTTGCCTTTTTGTGGATCAAAACGATCTATTTTTTCAAAACAAATCATGACACCCTCTTGAATAGCATCGTCTTGATCTATTAAATTAAATTTGGCATATCTAACAATGTTTTCTGAAAGAAGGTAAAATGCTGTTGCTAATTCTTTTTGAATTCCTTGGTAATCTAGGTCCACCATTTGATGAACCTTTTCAATTTTAATCCAAGAATCAGGTTTTTTATATTTACCTCTTTTAGAGGTTCTTATTTCTGTTTGTTGAATATCTTCCATGAATAACTGATATTTAATTTTTTCTCTTTTAGAACATTGAAATTTAACTATTAGCTTTTCAAAAACTTTATTATTTAAATATTCTGCAGACATTTATCTCCTTAATTTTCTATTATAGTATATGGATATAATTAAAATACTAATTGAAATTCTAGACAAACCAAATGTTCCCAAATTTTATCGTGAATTATACAAATACTATCAATCTAAAAGTATGAAAAACGAAATGGATGCTATGCTCCATTTAATAGAGAAGAAATTCAACAAAAATGAAACTAACAATTAATATTTTAGTAAAAAATAATGAAGAAACTATAGAAAACACCCTTGATTCTGTTTCTGGCCTAGAATCAGATATCCTCATAGGTGATTTAGGATGTGGAGATAAAACCATAAATGTGTGCAAAAAGTATAAAAATACAAATATTTTATACTTAGGAAACATTAAAGATAGAAGTTTGGCTAAAAACAAATTAATTAAAGAAAATAAAACAAATTGGGTCTTTTTTATTGAGCCTTGGGAGCTATGGATATCAACCTCAGAAACTTTAAATAAAATAATTCTACCAAAGCCTGAATCCTACAGGGTGAATGTTTTGCAGAATGATTTGATTACAAAATCAATAAGATTATGGCATAAAGACAAAAATCTTAAATTTAAAAATCCAATTTTTGAAACACTAAATGATAAACAATCAAAACATTGTGATATTTATTTGTCTTCTATAAAAAAAGAAGAAAAAATTAATGAACTAAATATTCTTGAAAACTGGCGTGAATCTAAGCCTTTAGACCATGAACCTTTGTATTATTTAGCCTTTTATTATCTTAAACAAAAAGAATGGAAAAAGTTTCTTGGCTATGCGAATCTTTATTTACATCAAGAAAAAGTAAAGAGCATGTCGTTTATAATGACAAATTATTATTGTGCTATGGTTAAATGTTATATCGAATCAGAAAAAAATTTAAAAGAATCAATTTCTCATATAGTCTATTGTTTATCTGAAAAATCTTTAATGTCAGAATTTTGGTGTTTATTAGCAGATATATATTATTCTTTAAATGATTATGATAAAGCAATAAGTTTTTATGAAAATGCTTTAATACTCGGCAGTAAAAGATTAGCAAATGATGAATGGCCAATTGAAATATCAAAATATAAAGAATATCCAGAAAAAATGATAAATCATTGTCTTAAAATTAAAGAAAACATAAAAATTTTTACTAGTAAATAAAATCAAGGTCATTAATTATGGCCGTAACTTGATCTTCATACCTACAAACAGCGATCTGTTTTCTTCCTATAGATAGCCGTTTTAATTTTTCTTCAAGTTCATCGATATGACAATTAATTACAGAAAAATTGTTTTCAGCAAGTTTTTTAGCATCTTCTTCTAGACTGACTATTGATTTATTGGGATAATAATTTTGTAAGGCCTCTTTGGCTTCTGTCATTATTTTTTTGTAAAAAGGCACATTACAAGTACAGCCTGGATTTTGTAAATATTTTTTAATAGCTTCTTCAAATTGTTTTGGTAAAGTATCCCGAAAGTTAAGATCTCTTAATGCTTGTTTTACATCCATCAATGTTACAGGTCTGCTAATTGGGTTTGTCATTTTCAATTTCCTTGATTATTTTGGGTCTACTAGTGAAACCACACTTAGGACACTTAATTTTTTTTGGCAACTCTCTTTCAGTAAAGTCTTTAAATTTGTTAGTTATAGGATCTATAGTCGGTAAATTTTTTTGAATAGGGGCAGATTTTACAATTTTAAAAATATTCAAATCCTCATTTGATTTTATATTTTTTTTAAAACTACAATTATCACAGTAAAAACTATAGGTTTTCATGATTTTCTTGTGGTAAGTTAACTATTGTAAGAGCTTCTATATAGTTGATCAAAACAGCAGCAAAGTTTGCTAAAAATCCACCTGCACAGCCGCATGCAAATACTTGTAAAGGTTTATTAGAAATCCAAGCATAGCCCATTAAAAAACCACACCAAGTACCAGCACATAGATAACAATCAACCAACCCTGATAAAGTTTTTAGGTTGAATTTTAAGCATGCTTTCTTAAAAAAAGTCCTGAAAGATTCTGTAATTGATCCATCTACAATTATGTGGGTCATTCCTATTGTTGCCAAAACATACATTATTAAATTTGACATAAAAGCCTCCAATATATTTTATATACTATCTCCAAAAAGACAAGAACAATTTTTCTTTGTTTCTATAAACACAAAAATCTTTATATTCTAAATATCCGCATAAATTTTCATTTAAATCTAAATCAATATTGGCAACTAAATTAGTGTTTAATTTTACAATAATTACAGTTGTTCCAAAATAGTTTTCTAATTTTTTAATTTGCTCTTCCTCAATAGATTCTAAAAGATCTAAAACACTTTTATTTGCCATAGAAGTTAAAAGAGGAACCCTTTTACCAATAGTCCATTGGTCAAAAAAGTGCTTAAATTCTGGGAATAATTTTTGTATATTTTTATCAAAAAAAATTATCTCTTCAATGTTTTTAAAATTTATTTCCATGATACTACTTTAGTTTGCTTCTATAATTAAATCTAGTAAAAGGAGAAAAAAATGGCAGATGAAGTTTTTCGACAAAGGCCCGAAGGTCTTACTAATGGTGGAAATCAAGTAGAAATTAAAGGAAACGTTCCACCAGAATTTATGCAGGCGTTAAATCAAGGAACGGCTGTAAAAGAACAGTCAAACAAGGTTTCGCAAATGAGAAATTTTGAAAATAAAGAAGATAATCCTAGTCACTTAAAGCAACTCCTTGAAACTATTAAAAGCACAAATGCAGTATACGAAGAAATTCAACTGCCATCTAAAGGAAAATTTTATGACGGAGAAAACGGACCAGCAGACGGAAAACTTTCAATACGACCAATGACTGGTGAGGAAGAACAGATTTTAGCAACCCCAAGATTTGTTAAAAAAGGCCAAGCTATCAATATGATTTTCCAAAAGTGCTTAAAAGAAGGAAATCTATTTAGGCCAGAAAACCTTCTTACTATAGATAGGACTTTTTTACTAATTTATTTAAGAGGAATTTCTTATAGTCCTAATTATGATGTTGAAATCAAATGTCCTGAATGCGAAACAAAATTTTCTACAACAATTAATTTAAATTCTTTATATGTAGAATCTTGTCCTGATGATTATGGGCCAATTCTACAAGACGTTTTGCCAGGAACTAAGTTGCCATTCAGATACAAACTATCAACGGGTCGTGACGAACAAGAAATTACAGAGCATAAAGATAGAAGGGTAAAAGCATTTGGTGATGCAGCAGCAGATGATACTTTGACTTATAGAACTGCTTTGCTTCTTGAAGAAATCGATGGAATTGTTAGTAAAAGTGAATTGCAGATTCTTTTAAAGAATTTGCCTATTAGCGATGTTGCACATATAAGAAACTGTATAAATGAACCTCCTTTTGGTGTTGATACAAATGTTTCTATAGTATGTCCTTCATGCTATGCTGAATTTGAAATTGATCTTCCACTTGAAGCAAGTTTTTTCTTCCCACGGCGCAAGAAGGGGCAAGCCCAAGCCTAGAACTATGGAAAGGGTTAGCGGAAGAAATATTTTTCTTCCAATATCACTTGCACCTTGATTATGAAAAAACAATGAAAATGCCATTAAACCTAAGAAAATGGATGATAGAAAGGTTTATTGAGCAAAAAGAAAATGAAAACAAGCAAATGGAAGCACAAAAAAGAAAAGCATCGAGGAAATAAAAATGTCTAAAGAAAGATATCAAAATCCAGTTGTAAGTGATACAATCAATCTTAGATTATTTACCTACAATTCAAATAATAGAAAAAATATAGAAGAAATACAACAAATTGATATCTATTTTTTAGACCCTAATGAGATATCCCCCGATAATCCTGAAGGATTAAGATTAATTAAACAAATAGATCCTTCGGAAGTTGTTCAAGAAAGTACGGGACAATATTTGGTTACAGTTGAACTAACAGATCCTCTTTTTACCATAGGTAAATATAGAGATAAATGGAAAGTAAAGTTTGAAGATAATGATGCAGCAGTGGCCGTTGTTACAAATAATTTCACTATATATCCAGATCTTTGGTTTACTACATCTATACCACCAATTTATGATTTTAGTTTTAATTTTAGACCGAATAGAATTAGAAAAGGCACAAAGAGATATTTAATTATACAAATAACACCGAATGTTCCACGAGGTGCTGATATACAAAGTTACTATGAAAATCTCGCCATAGTCTCAGATTTAAGAGTATCATTAGAACTTGCTTGCGGAGAGTGTGTCCCTGCTGAGCAAGATTTGCGGCTTGTAGTAGATCGGCACCTCGTGGACTATCGGGAAAAAATGTATGCTTATTACTTTTTAGACACCACCGAATTAGATACTGGAATCTATAATATTTGGTTTGAACTAGAATTTGGTGAAAATCTTTTTGTTTCTGAAAAGATGGCACTACAAATATATGATTAATATAGTTAATTGTACATTTGCAGGGTGGATTCGCCCAAGGCACATGGGAGAACCTTTTTAGGATTCTATGGCTTAAAACTTCATTTTTGGGCCTCTGGATACAATCCTCGGCTTAAATTTAATTTTCTTTTCTTAATCCTGATGCGTAATGTTCAAATCTATTATGTTCAATCGGAGTCAATAAAAGCAACCCAGGATTAATTTTTCCTTTAACTGTTTCTTGGTAAATATGGGACATCCATGTGTTTTCAAATGGATGGGCCCATTTTGTTTCTTGAAACATTTTCTTATTGCCTTCTTTTGTTATAAAGTGCGTCCAGTTACAATAGTAAATCTCACCCGTAACGTATGGCAAACCATTATGTGATTTAATGTTTTTAAATTCGGTTAAAGGTGCATTAGGATCTAATCCTTGTATAGGCAATTTAGGTTTATCGGGCCATTTTTTTTGTCGAAAATCCTGTGGTGTATTATACCAACTCCACTGTGTGCCATTATCACCATAAAATTCGCTGAAATTTAATTTTAAAAAATCAAAATTTTCTTTTTGTATTATTTCTAAACATTTTTGATATAAGTTAGATGTATAACGATTGAACCCATTCCTACAAGTTTCACCCGGCTTATTCTGAAAAAACATGTCGTCTTCGCTTAGTATCATTACATCTAAATCAGATTCATTAAAATGGTCTGAGATAAATTGTCTTCCACCACAAATACCTAAATTATCCTTTTTTATATGTTCAAAACCATATTTTTCACATAATTCAAGATATTTTGGAGTCGTGGATAAGTCTGTTGAGTTATCTAATAGATATTTTTTGGTTTTATCAATGAAATCAGAGTCGTAATCTAACATGCTTTGAATTAGGGTTTCAAATTGATTTGGACTGTTAAAGGCAATGACATATAAACCAATTTTATCCGTATCGATTTGAGCTTTTAATTTTTTAGATCTTTTTTTGATTAATTTATCATTTTTTAAGTCCTCAAAAAACTTTCCAACCAATCCATTGTTTTCTATTTCATAATAATTAATAAGATCTGGGTGCTTATATGTCATGATTGTAAAAATTGATTCTTCTGTTCCCATATAGCCAGAACCTAGGGTATCCATAAGCAAAGAATAATATAAAGAATTAATTTCTGATATGGATTCTTTTTCTCCTCCAAAAAATCCCCCACGAGCAACCATGTCTACTTTATTGCCTGAGTAGTCACAGATTTTTTCGTAATTAAAACCGTGAATTTCTACTTTGCCATCGTAGGGAAAACAAACAAAATTAAACTTTTTAAAACTGTTTTCAACTTTTTCTAAAACTTTATCATGAGTAAAATAACCAACATGAACGGTGTTTGTTATTCCAGCATCAATCCAATAAAGTTGAGAAGAATTAAATTTATCTAATATTTTGGCATCATGAAGCAAAAACATTTTAGACATTACTAAAGGGTTGTAATACTCTAATTTTGCTTGGGCCGATTCGCAAAGCCATCCTACTTGATTTTGCCATTTAGGGTTGTTTCTTATTTTTTGTATTTTTTCATAATAATTATTATTTTCAAACCAATCTAATTTTCTTTTTACAAACTGAGTGTTTTCAGGATTTCTTTTTTCATTAACAATTTTTTCAATATCATCGTCGCCAAAAATTATCATATTAACATCAACACTTAGCAATTCAGAAAATTTATCTATGTAGTGTTGAAAACTTCTAGACCAACCCTCTTGAAGTTTATCTCTTCCTATATTCCAAAGACCAGTTACTAAAGTTATATTATTCATTTTTAAAATTAATTGTATGGAGGATAATAACGATTTTTATTAGAAATCTGTGTTTGATTATATGTGTTAGAAAAAAATAAAAAATTTGAAAACCAATTACAAATTCTCATTATTTTTTCAGCCTTCGAAAGAGCGTACATTTCAAAAACAACTTCATTCATATAATCCAATAATTCATTATCGGATAATTTTAAACCCCTTACGCCAGAATGGTCTACTTTAAAATTAAAATCATTATAATATAAGTTACAAAATTTTTCTTTTTTTAAAACTTCTTTCATTATATCAAATTGACTTAAAAATAATATAGGTTTATTATTGTTTTCTGAAATAAATTTTTTGATTATATTAAAATTATTTTCTATCTCATTGTTTTGATTATTCAATTCAAATGGTCTATAGTGTATTGCATAAAAACTTTCTGGAAAAGTGGATAGTTTATCCTCACAAAACTTTGTTGTCTCCTCAGTTAGCATGGAAATTTTTGGTAAGTCGTCCCTTGTTTGCCAAGATAAAAAATTTTCTAAATCCTTTAATTCTTTAACAACTTTATCAACATAAACATAATATATTCGAGCATTATTTAGAACTAATTCACAGTCGCTTCTTTCAGCAAAGTTTTCTAAATGAGGATTAAATTCAGACGTTTTAATGTTTAAATCGTCTATCAAACTAAAATTTAAAATTTTACCAAAAACACTTCTATCTTGGGTGTCCATTTTATAAGGATTTAAACCAAAGTCTACATATGATTTAACTGTATATCCCATCTTTTTAAGTTGTTCTTGTGTAACATATATTCGATATAAAACATCATATGTGCTTCCAAAACCTGCGTTAAAATTAGATGTAATGTATGCTTTCATTGGTAATTTAAAATATCGTGCCAAACCATGTATAGGGGCTTAGGTTTGCCGCAATTTTTTTCCCATAATTCGAAATGATAATGATCATGACTATCGGTTGCATAAACACTAAAAATAAAAGGAATCATTATCTCTTTATTTTCATCATGAGCAACCTTCATAATCGCTTCTTCCGTACAAAGAACTTTTTTTTCCATGACTTTTTCACAAGTTGCCCAAAAACTTTTTAAATATTTTTTTATTGCATTGGAATCACCACCAATCATCCCTCCTATTGGATAAGGACTTTCAAAACCATGGTTTATAATGTTGTTTTCTTGGTAAAAGCCATAGCCAATTTGGGGGCCACTGCTTGTTAACGTAGCAATTTTCCCATCGCAAATTTGATTTAATTTTTCAAATATTTTTGTATTAAACAATTTAGTGAAATCGTATTGTGTTATTTCGTTGTCTGCCCAGACTGGCCTTGTTACTCCTATGTGGTATTTCTTATCTCCATAAGGAACACAATACATCCAAGGAAATATACCAGCATGTTGTAATCCGCAATCAATCCAATAAATTCTATCACAATCATCTATTTCTTGTTCAACAGCTTGAAATTTGCCCCACATAATTTCCGGACCTCTTCCACTTAGATCCGTATCAAATTTAATATCTCTTATTTCACTAATTTCCTTATGATATTTCATATCATAAAGTTCAAGAATTTTTATTTCTAAATTAATTAGTTCATTTTTTTCTTTTAAGTCTAATAATTCTTGTTCATTTTTTTTATGTGTATAACAAATTATAGGGAAATTTAATCCTTTGCAATGACTAATTAAAGATCCTAAATATCTTGTTTTTAAAGATGCTCTTGTTCCTTGATAAGGATACCCCTCAACATCCATCCAGTAAGCAGTTATAATTTTAGTTTTCATAATTTTTGTTCAACCCACCGCTAAAGCAAGTGGGATTTCTTGGCGAGATCAGTTAAAATGTTTTATTATGTGTTCGGGAATATTTATTTCCAGCATACTTTCAAAAAAATTTATGTTTTTATCAATTGATTCATGAATATAAATATCGTCTTGTCCTACTATATTGCCTAAAAATTTATATCCATTTTCTTTTAAATAACTTCTACTTTCTTTTTTTCTTTTTTGAAAATTTGGTTCTCTTTCATCATCTATTTCAAATAGAATTAAGTTAAAAGAGTATTTGTCAAAAGGTATCTTGAAAAGACACTCCAAGGTAAGGTCTGGAGGCTCTAAGTCCATAGTCAAAAAGTCAATTACTTTAGGAGCGTTATTTTCTTTTAATATTTCTAAGTAGTCAATATCTAAAGCATTAGCCAAAATTTGTTTTGTTCTTCTTAAATCATACCAGGTTTGACCGTCTGGTTCTTTATAATCATGAATATCGATTGATATACCTTCCCAATCAAATTTTTTTTCAAGCAGATAAGTATTGTTTATAGTCAAAGGATATCCGCAACCTATGTCTAAAAAATATCCATTTTTTTTATTTTCTAAATATTTTAAAACAATAAGATCTTGTTTATTTTGAGCAAAATATTCCATAATATCATTTAAAATCTTGTATGAAGATCACCTGTTTTTGTATAAAAATGAAAGCAATCACTCATAATTCTAAGCATTCCTTCATAGGAATACTTCATATCGGCCTCTAATATTGAAATTCCTATTTCAAAACCATCTGGGTAGTTTCTAATATCATTTGCGATGCTATACCATAAGAATTGTTCCCACCTTTGTACAAAAAAATTAAATTTTTCATTATTTTTTAAAACTAAAATTTGTTCATTTACACAATGTGCTTCGTCCCATTTTGTGTGACCAAAAACATTATAATCATAAAGTTTATCTCTAAAAAAACTTTGTTCGGGATTTAATTTATGAGTTCCTATAGGGGCAGGCCTTTCAAACAAACAATCAAGATTATTTTTATCCATTTCATCTAACATTCTTAAAATTTTTTGCTCATCAAATCCGTTCCATATTCCCCAGTCACCATCTGTAAAAATAATATAATCATGACGAGCTTCAGGGTTTTTCTTTTCAAAGTCAATAACATGTTTTAAAGATAAACACTTTAAGTTTAAATGAAAGTCAAATCCCCCACCCGTGCAGTATAAAGAATAAGGATTAATTATATTAGTATAAATTCTTTCGCCTTGATTTAACAAATCTTTATTAATGCCACTAATAAAGAAATTGCATTCTTTTGTTTTTTCTCTTAAATCATTATAAAACTTTTTAGTTTTAGATTCGTAAGGTTCATTAACTGCTAATGTTGTAAAGCAATATCTCATACAATATTTCCTATGTTAAGTTAAAATAGTTAATTCACAAATTTAAATCAATTAAAAATTTCAAACATTGTTCGCCACTAGGAATAGTCGGCTTGTCGTGTTCGTCGAGTTGTATACCGATGTAAAATTGTTTATCATCTCTAGGAATATAAGTTTCTAGTTTGTCAAAACCACAATAAAATATATCTGATCCATTAACATTTTGAATAAATTGATATAAAATATCCTGGTCTGTGCCCCAAACTAAATTGTTATTTTTTATATAATTGTGAAAATGTGATTCAAAATTATGATCTTTGTCTCTTACACCAAACAGACCACTAGGTACAACTGCATGCCATGGATGATCTCTAATAATAAAATATTTACAATTACTATCTTCCCATCTTTTGATATATTCTACTTCCCTGTTGGAGAGTCTACTATCTAGATCTCTTGAAAGATGCAGCCCATCATTTAAAAAAGTTAAAAATCTCCAAAAATAAGGAAAGTCCAAAGAATTCTTTTCTCCAACAACAATATTGCTAACATCTACTAAAAAACCCCCTAGTTTCTTTAATTTTTCAATGTAATCTTCTCTGACGTATCCAGGATGAAAATATATTAAGGTTTCCCAATTTGGTAGCAGTTTTTGATTTACAGTTATATTTTTTTCTGCTCCTACGTAATATTTAAGATCACTACCAAAAAGACTATATGACAAAAATTTTTTCATAAAAAATCTACCTTTTAGTTTGTTTGTAAAAAGCCAACTAAATTTTCCCCATGCTCGTGAATGCTCCCACCCGCTAAAGCGAGTGGGCTTCTAAGGCAACCTTGCGGTTGCCCAAAGAGTTCATTCCAACTCTTAATATGTTTTTGGCAGCATTAAGATCACGGCTTAATTGTAAGCCACAAGAAGGACAATCGTGGGTTCTTTCGCCCAGTTCTTTCTTGACCTTAATACCACAACCACTGCATATTTGACTTGTATACTCTGGCTTTACTT